CCGAATTGACGGATTCAGGAAAGCGAGCGCACAGCTTGCCGTGACCGGTCAGTCGCTTAACAAAGCGAAACAGGAGGCCGCAGCGCTGGCCGTCCAGTTTAAAAACACCGAAAACCCCACTAACGCGCAGGCGCGCGCAATGGAGGCGGCAAAGAAATCCGCCGCTGACCTGCAGCTCAAATACAACGGGCTCAGGCAGTCGGTACAGCGCCAGCGCACCGAGCTCGCGCGGGCCGGTATTAATACCCGCACTCTCTCTGCGGATGAGCGCCGCCTGAAAACCAGCATCAGTGAGACGACCGCACAGCTAAACCGGCAGCGCGGGGCACTGGCGCGGGTCAGCCAGCAGCAGGCGCGACTGAGTCGCATTAAAGAGCGTTATCAGGCCGGTAAATCCCTTGCCGGAGGCGCTGCAGCGGCAGGCGCGGTGGGCGTCGGTATCGCCACGGCGGGAACGATCGCCGGAGTGAAATTACTCACCCCCGGTTATGACTTTGCACAGAAAAACTCTGAGCTGCAGGCCGTGCTCGGGGTCGATAAACAGTCACCCGAAATGGAGGCGCTGCGCAAACAGGCGCGTCAGCTCGGGGACAATACCGCTGCGTCTGCAGATGATGCGGCGAGCGCACAGATTATCATTGCGAAAAGCGGCGGGGATGCCGCAGCGATTCAGGCGGCGACGCCGGTCACGCTGGATATGGCGCTGTCTAACCGGCGCTCGATGGAAGAAAACGCCGCGCTGCTGACGGGTATGAAATCCGCGTTTCAGATGTCAAACGACCAGATCGCACACATTGGCGACGTGCTGTCGATGACGATGAACAAAACGGCGGCTGACTTTGACGGACTGAGCGACGCGCTGACGTATGCTGCGCCGGTGGCAAAAAATGCCGGGGTCAGCATCGAGCAGACCGCCGCAATGGTCGGCGCGCTCCATGACGCCAAAATCACCGGCTCGATGGCGGGGACGGGCAGCCGTGCCGTCCTGAGTCGCCTGCAGGCTCCGACCGGTAAGGCATACGAGGCTATCAAAGAGCTCGGCGTTAAAACGTCTGACAGCAAGGGCAACACGCGCCCGATATTCGCCATTCTGAAAGAAATGCAGCGCAGTTTTGAGAAAAACAATCTCGGAACAAGCCAGAAAGGCGAGTACATGAAAACCATCTTTGGTGAGGAGGCCAGCTCGGCGGCGGCGGTACTCATGACCGCTGCCTCAAGCGGCAAGCTCGAACAGCTCACGGCGGCGTTTAAAGCCTCGGACGGGAAAACCGCTGAGCTCGTTAAAATCATGCAGGACAACCTCGGCGGTGACTTCAAAGAATTTCAGTCAGCCTATGAGGCCGTCGGTACTGACCTGTTTGACCAGCAGGAGGGCTCACTTCGTGAGCTCACCCAGACCGCCACAAAATATGTGTTAAAGCTCGATGGATGGATCCTGAAAAATCAGGGGCTGACGCAGACCATCGGCATCATCGCGGGCGGTGCACTGGCAATTATTGGCATCCTCGGGGCAATTGGTCTGGTCGCCTGGCCGGTTATTACCGGCATTAATATTTTGATTGCCGGTGCATCACTGCTCGGGACGGTTTTCTCTGTGGTAGGCGGTGCCATTATGACCGTGCTCGGGGCGCTTACCTGGCCGATAGTGGCTATTGGCGTTGCCATCGTCGCCGGTGCGCTGCTTATCCGCAAATACTGGGAGCCAATCAGCGCGTTTTTCTCAGGCGTAATGGAGGGGTTAAAGCAGGCTTTTGCCCCTGTAGTGAAATTATTCGAACCATTAAAGCCGGTTTTTGACTGGCTGGGTGACAAACTGAAAGCGGCGTGGCAGTGGTTCAAAGACCTGATCGCACCGGTTAAGTCGACGCAGGAGACGCTCGACAGCTGCAAAAATGCGGGTGTGATGTTCGGTAAGATGCTGGCCGACGCGCTGATGTTACCGCTCAAAAGCTTTAATACATTGCGTACCGGCGTTAACTGGCTGCTGGAAAAGCTCGGGGTTATCAATAAAGAATCGAGCGACCTTGACCAGAAGGCCGCAAAAGCTAATGCCGCCACCGGGTCGCAAAACGGGTCTTATATTCCGGCAACCTCAGCATATGGCGGTTATCAGGCATATCAGCCAGTAACGGCTCCCACTGGTAAGACTTACGTCGACCAGAGCAAGCCAGAATACAACATCAACCTGAATGGTGGCATCGCGCCGGGCAGCGACCTTGACCGTCAGCTCCGCGAGGCTGTCGATAAACTCGACCGGGAAAACCGTGCGCGTCAGCGCTCAAGTATGCGCCATGACTGAGGGGGGAAAGCATGTTAATGGTTTTAGGTTTATTTGTGTTTGAGCGCCGCACGCTGCCCTATCAGTCCATGCAGTATTCGAAGGATTACCGCTGGGCGTCAAACGACCGTATCGGCAAGCCACCGGCTTACCAGTATCTCGGGGAAGGGGAAACCACGCGCACGCTGTCGGGCGTGCTCTATCCCGAAATTACCGGCGGGCGTCTGTCACTGACCGCCATCGAGCTGATGGCAGACGAGGGGCGCGCGTGGCCGCTGATTGACGGAACGGGCATGATCCACGGCATGTACGTCATCGACAAGGTGACGCACACGCACACCGAACTTTTCAGCGACGGAGCGGCGAGAAAAATCGAGTTTAGCCTGTCGCTAAAGCGGGTTGATAAATCGCTGGCGGCCATTTATGGCGACCTGAAAACGCAGGCCGACAATCTGGTCACGTCTGCCGGTGACTGGCTGGGAGGGCTGGCGGGATGATTACGGGTATGAATATTCAGGCCGGGGCGAAGATAGCTCCGGCGTTTATGCTCAAGCTGGATAACGTGGATATCACGCAGGATTTTAGCCACCGCCTTATCAGCCTGACCATGACCGACAATCGCGGATTCGAGGCCGACCAGCTCGATATCGAGCTCGATGACACTGACGGCCAGATAGCAATGCCACCGCGCGGCGCAACGTTGACGCTGTGGTTAGGCTGGCAGGATTCCGCGCTGATAAAAAAAGGGATGTTCACGGTCGACGAAATCGAGCACAGGGGCGCGCCTGATACGCTGACCATCCGGGGGCGCAGCGCCGATTTTCGCGGAACGCTGAACTCTCGACGGGAACAGTCATGGCATGACACCACGCTCGGGCAAATTGTGGAGACGATTGCGGCACGCAATAAACTGACGGCCAGCGTGGCCGACACGCTGAAAGCCGTCGCCGTGCCTCACATTGACCAGTCGCAGGAATCCGACGCGGTGTTTCTGTCCCGTCTGGCTGACCGGAACGGGGCGTCGGTTTCGGTAAAAGCGGGGAGACTGTTATTCCTGAAAGCCGGGAGTGGTAAGACGGCCAGCGGGAAGCCCATCCCTCAGATGACCCTTGAGCGTGGCGACGGAGACCGTCATCAGTTTGCCATTGCTGACCGCGAAGCCTACACCGGCGTTACGGCGAAATGGTTGCATACGAAAGACCCGAAACCGCAGAAACAAAAGGTAAAGCTCCAACGCAAACCGAAAGAGCAGCACCTGCGCGCGCTGCAGCACCCAAAAGCCACCAACGCCACGACAAAGCCCAAAGCTAAAAAGGAGCAGGAAGCGCGCGAGGGTGAGTATATGGCCGGTGAATCTGACAACGTGCTGGAGCTCACGACCATCTATGCGACAAAGGCGCAGGCCATGCGCGCCGCTCAGGCAAAGTGGGACAAGCTGCAGCGCGGAGTCGCAGAGTTTTCAATCTCGCTGGCAATTGGCCGGGCGGATTTATTTCCTGAAACGCCAGTCGCGGTAAAAGGCTTTAAGCGCGTTATAGACGAGCAGGCGTGGATAATCAGCCGGGTGGTGCATAACCTCAACGGGAACGGCTACACGACGGGCTTAGAGCTTGAGGTTAAGGTTTCGGATGTGGAGTACGAAAGCGAAGAAGCAATGCAGTGATTTGTTTTTAAGTGTTTGTTATGTATGAATAAAATGGGTAAAATTAACGCATCGGAAATTAAATGAGGTGCTCGCCATGTTTCACTGCCCAAAATGCCATTTCGCCGCGCACGCCCGTACAAGTCGCTACTTTACTGACACGACCAAAGAGCGGTATCACCAGTGCACAAACATCAACTGCAGCGCGACGTTTGTGACCACTGAGACGGTCGAGCGCTTTATCGTTTCGCCGGGCGTTGTAGTACCAGCGGCACCGCACCCGACATCTTCCGGCCAGCAGCAGATGCATTGGATGTGATTGAAGATTTGCCGGATTATTTACATGACGCCGGTAAAGTACTGGGTGGATATTACGAAATTGAGTTCGAATTATCTATGCCACCCCGCTGTCGTGTCAGCCTCAAGCATTGAGGCTGATTAGTGATTTATTGTAATCTGTCGAAAAAGTAGTGTGATTAGGATGAAGTATGAGTGACAACTCATCGTCTATCATCAAGCTTATGGGTAAACGCGTTCATGAACAATGGGATAGTTAATGGCCGGAAGAGAAGATAGTTTAAAGGCGATTTTCGATACGCAATTTATTAGCGCTTGCAGGCACTTCGGGCGTATTGAAATCAGAGCACCATTAAATGGCTTGGATCAATTCTTTAATGCCGATACTTTGTTTTCAACGTTCGATAAATTTTTTATAGTTGAATTCAAATCATACCAATCAAGCTTAAAGGCGGAAAACAGGAAACCTACAGCATGCCAAATCTGCTGTGGCTTACCAATTAGCCCAGGAATAATTCCTCTTCATGATGCTTGTCACTTTGCAATGTGGGGTAATATGGGGGGAGGGGCGCTATATGGAAATTACGATGTATATAGGAAGTGCGTATGTAATACATCTATATTACCCCAATGTAGGGGGGCCGCACATTCCATGCTTTCGCCAACTCCAAAACATTTCAATGTTCTTGCTAAATTAGCGGGACAAAACCGTGCAGGATTAAGCTCACCGGAATTCCAGATTTATCTGGAGTGGCTTCTTGGTAATAGAGGTGGTAGCGGCGGAGGGAGTGGTGACTTTAATGCAGCGATCTATGCAACTTCATCAACACATGTAGTCAATGGAATTTCTTTTAAAAATCGAGACGTATTACATCGCTGGTCGCAAGGTGTTCCTCCCGACAGACGAGTTGATGACTGGGATGGTCCAAGTTTCTAA